ACTGACCAAACACCCACTCGGTCCAGTCGCTTTGGTTGCCTAAGCGATCAACGAGCCTTGCCCGATACCAGAACGATTTTCCGGCCAGCAATCCCATTTGCTGATATGCAGACGAGGGATAAGGCACGTCTGCCAGCAGTAACGGTGAATCACCGTTCGCCGTCACACTGTAGTGAATTTCTGTCTTCTGCGTGTCCTGTGCCCCGGACGGAAATCCCCAGGAAATGCCGATCCCAAACACTAAAGGCTGCGTGGCAAGATTCACGGGCATCGGTGGTTTTCCCACCTTCCCCGTAAGCTCCGTCTCAGCTGACGTAGCCCAGAGTGAGGCGATATCCAGCGCGTTAACTGCGCGGATTCGAACTACGTAGCGACCCGCATAAATCCCGTCGACCTCAAAGCGCGTGTTGCCGGTGCGCGGAACGTTAATCCAGTCGCCATTGTTCTGGCGCCACTGCGCCTCATAGGCAACAGCATTTTTGACGGCATCCCACGTAACAACCATCGTGGTTATACCTATCCCCTGTTCAACGCGGTACGAGCTGGAGATAGTGATATTTTCCGGCATGCTCTGCCCGCGCGGAGGAACGACGCTCACAGGCCTGTCTTCAATCACCGCTCCGTCATCAACGCGTGGAAACTTGTTAGGGTTGTAAGGCAGGCCATTAATGGTGACCGTATTATCCGAATTAACCATAAGCCGCTTAACACGGAACAGCTGAATGGCTAAATCAGGCTGGTCAAGAACCCACGCTGATTCAGCATTTGGGGTAACGCTGTAAGCTGTTTCAACGGTAACGGCGCGTCCGGATACACTTTTCACCTTCCTGCCTTCGGATTTTCCGGTGGGCAAATTAACGATAAGCGTGTCCCCCGCTTTCGCGGTCGTAATACGGTCAAGCGTGACTTTAGTTCCGGAGGCTGCCGCCACACGACCACCATTTTCGCGACCGGCCAGTGGAGCGTTATTGATGCCAATCACCTTTCCTATACGCGGGATGCGCCCTTCCAGCCCTGTTTTAAACTCCACGCCATTGTCATCGCGGTTGGTTTCAATAGCGTAAAGCCCGTGCCGCTGCGCTTCAGATTCCCGCGTACACCCGATGCGGGACAGCTCTATGGTGTTAAAGCCGAACCGGTTCGAAACTTCCGGCACCCAGGCGCTGGCCTGATCGTCCTGATAACCGTTGGCCGGATTGCTGTAGGTGACGATTGCTGATGAGTAGTTCGTCTTCTCCGATGTGCTGGAGAAGTTAAACGCGCCCACAATATTCGACTTGTTGAACACAAAATCGGGGTCCAGCTCGCGGGGCATATCAGCATCAACTGACAAAAGATTGTTGGACCAGCTGATCATTCCCCTGAAGATGTTCGCCAAATCCATCAGCACGGTCCACGCGTCGGTACGCTGGGAAATGTACAAATCACAGAGGTAACGCGCCTCTTTCCCGCCTGCGCCGTCCGAAACTGGCGCATCGCAGTACTGTGCAATCTGGTAAAGGGTCCACTTATCCACTAAATCGGCGGTGATCCTTTTTCCAAGCCCGTATCGCTTGTTCAGTACGAGATCGTAAAAAATCCAGGTGGGGTTGTTCGTCCATGCCCACTTAAAGGTTCCGTCCCAGGTACCGCTGTAGGTGCGGGAAACAGGATCGTAGTTCGCCGGTACACGAACGATTATCCCCTTCATTTCCACGGTGACGTTTGGCGTTCTGCCGTCAAATAGCTTCGAATCGAACTGGATGAATAGCAGAGACGTATGCGGATAGCGCAGCTTGGCATCGACAATATCAGTCATCGACTCAATACGCGAAATATCCGCATGACGCCCATCGGTGGTATTTTCCGTCAGGCGACGGACGCGGATTTGCCAGCCGGATGTCGCTGCCGGCAGATCAATTCGATAACTACGCTCATACCCTGCATTTGCAATACCGTCCGCTTCATCGGTGCCGTATTCAACGTAGGAACCGCCATCAGTTGAAATATCGATCGCAAACGCAATTTGATAGCCATCCTTCCCACCGCTGTCGCGCAGTTTATAAACGCCGTTCGGAAATTTAAGCCGTAAGCGCACTGCCGATAGCTGTGTGTTGTTAATGGATTTAACCCACGGCGTCCCGTACTTTAGTTCCGTGCCAACGCTGATTTCATTCTCTACTGCCGGGAAGCCAGCAATATAATCCTGGTCAACCGTACCGCTGCGCCACTCCCACGTCACGCCAGGGAAGTTTTCGTTGCCAGCATCATCAAGAAGTGGAGTACCATCGAGATAAATATCTTTACCGGTAAAGTCTCCTGCGGCTTCCCCCTCTGTCAGCGCCAGCAGAATTTTCATGTACGCTACGGAGGCGATCTCGGTACCGCGATTACCGCCTTTGTCACCGCCGCCACCGCCCCCTTTCGAGCCTCTGATTACTGCCATATGCAAACTCCGGGCAAAAAAAATCCCGCCTGAGCGGGATAATGAAACTTGTTGCGAGACAAGCGTTATTGCTGTTCTTCTGCGTAAATGCCGCCGCTGATAAGAACACCGGCGATCCGACGCTTGCCGTAGAGAAGATTGACACCATTTCCGGCTGCGGACTGATTAATTGGAGAGCCAAACGAATAGCTCTTTCGGGTATCACCTGAATCCATCGTCATACCCTGTGTGCCGCTGGGCGTGAGAATCTGGACAACGCCACCAAGCATCATCGCCGCCCCCATTTTGTAGAGGAACGGTGACGCCACTGCCGCTGGCGTAAAGCTCAGCGCAAAGCCAACAGCTACCAGCACAGCGCCAAAGATTGTCTGGAATACCCCCGCCTTTTTACTGCCGATAATGACTGGCGCTATCTTGATAACGTCATGCACACCGTTCAGGCGAAGCTCTTCAGCCGTGATGTTACGGGAGCCGTTAAACACGCTGTAGGTGACGCCGCGTCCTTCACTTGTATCAAGCCAGCGCTCAAAGCCGGGAAGCATGATGCAGAGCGCCCTGATGGCCTCTCGCACCGAAGAAACAGAAAGACGATGCTCACGTCCAAATAAAGCGCCGAGCTTGCCATAGAGCCGCACAAGCACGATTTTCTCAACTGTGTTCATCGCCATTCTGATACCTCAGGGTCAACATTGTTCTTTCTCGCCACATACCGCCGTAGGGAACGACGTCACTCAGCTTGCCGTACATGTGGTGAAGCATTTTCCCGTCGCCCAGATAAATGCCCGCGTGGTTGATCTTTTCCGCCTTGTACTGCATCAGGATCACATCCCCCACTTGCAGCTCGTCAGCGTGAGAATAAAATCCCGCTTCGGCATAATGTTTTACGTAAAGATTCTCCCCGCGTGTCCACCAGTTGTCGTCACGGTGAAAATCAGGTAGTTCGATGCCCCGCTCCTGCTGATACCAGTCCCGGATGAGCCCGTAGCAATCCCAGCTGCCGTGTATAAAAGGCCGTTTGAGAATCGGCGGTTTATCTGTCGGTGTTACTACTGTGTATTCACCACCTGGCCACGACATGATCACCCATGGCAATCCGGAGTCATGGCACGACTTCAGATCGTCGGAAGAAGCATGCGGCCCCGCATCCGGATGTGAATGAACGATGGCCAGTACTTCTCCCATATCCTCAGCATCCGCCCAGGCCTGCGCAGATATCATGAAGTGCTCAGTAGGTTTTTCGTGTGAATTGCTACAGGGGATGTAACGGCGCTGGCGCGTTGCGCGAATAATCAGGCCACAGCATTCATTGGGGTAAGCTGCGGCAGCGTGTTTTTCAATAGCGCTAATAAGTCGCTGGCTCAGCATGATTAAATCCTCGTGATCGCTATTGCCGGAAAACCGCCAAACGGCAGCTGTTCGTCTTCTCCCCAGCGTAGCTTGCAGCCAGCGATCGTTCCGGGGCAGACATCATCAGCGGGGTTATCAACCGGATTGCCAAATTTGTCGAAATACTTAGTGCCGGTATAACCGCAATCCGCACCCCGATACTGCCCCTGTAGGCACCACGCGCAACGGCTGGTCATTTGCCTTGCCGGGACCTTTTGTCCGGTAACGTCTACGGGCGAACTCAGCTTGAACTGAACATCCGTTTCGTTATCAGCGGTTTTGCTGTCGATGTAAAATACCTCCAGCTGCTCGGCTGTCGGATCAGCTTGCGGGTTTCCGTCAGGAAAATTGCTGGCATCGAGATAATGAGCATACGTTCGGTGGATGGTGACCTTTGCCTGTTTCATATCCTGAAACAGTCGGCACAGCGCGGAGATCGAACCATCCAGATTCCCAACGGATAATTTTGGCGATACTGGCGTTCCGTCGCCGTTGGCTTCGATATCCTCAATCTGGCATGGCCAGAGATCGTATCTTATACCCTGCCAATAAATCGGCTTCCCGGGGAGCTTTGATTCATCATCACCGGCAGCGATGATTTCCGCTTCCGTGTACGGTACTGCATGGTTGTGGAAATAGAGGACGTCAGCCCCAAACGCGGTGCCGTCAACTTCAAACAGGATGATCTCATTGCCAGGTTGGAGCTTTTGATCGTCAGCGGTTATCCCCATAAAAACCTCTCATTTAGGAGCGCGGCCCCCATAACAAAAAACCCCGCAATGCGGGGTTTAAGGACCTTATTTAACGTTATTTCATGGTTTGTAATTCTATCTCCAGTTGTCTTTCAAACCTTTTAGCCAATTCAGGAGACATATTCGATTTTATTCTTTCAATATGTGGTGCATTAGTAACCATAACGGAGAGGGCCGTATTATCTGGCATTTCTTTATGCAATTTTTCAGCATAATGACGAACTGCATTTTCATTAAGAATAAAGCTACCGTCAGCGCCTTTCTCTACAAATTGTGATTCATTAGCCGGACCTTCAATCCCTGCTTTTGTATGTGATAAGGCACTCTTGATAATCGCCTCTTTCAAAATACCACCTGACAAAAGAATCGCCCCGGTGATAAGAAGTGAACATCCAATTGAGATATTCATTTGTCTGGAAGCAATCAGCCCCGTATTATATACGTTCATATTGGCACCTGAGCTCACAGTAACATCCATATCAAGTCCCATAATGATGCAAATAACACCGAGCGTCAGAACTACAAAACCACATATTTTAAGCATGACAACATTCCCTTTATTCAAAGAAAACATCATACCAAAATAAGATTAATTTCCCTCAAATTTATATTGGCTGGGCCCGATATGCGGTAGCAAATGTAACGGTAATTGTCATACGCGCAAAATCAAGAGCGGTAACTTTCAACTGAGATGCCCGGTATAGCCCAAGCTCACCCAAAGGGTTAGTCCATTTGAATGCTCTAACTTCACCATGCTCGCGTAAAAACCTGAGTACAGGTTTCATATCCTCCTTCATACCGGTGAACGTTAATGGCCATGACTGAGTTTCCGGGTTAATACCGTCTCCGACTACTGCTTCATAACCATCACCGTATTGCACACTGCTGGTTCGGTACTTAATGTCTGCCGTAGGGCCATTACGCGGAGACCAGGTAAACGTCTGCAATGCCATCAGGTAGCCGTCCTCATTTTGGTGTCAATCATTCCTCCGTTGGCCAGTTCACGGTCAAGCGTTTCCATAACAAACTGCTTGAGTCGGGCTTTGGTTTCGCTGGTCAGAAGTTCCTGACTTTTTGAGGAAGGTTCCTGACTCGCACCGCCCTGCTGTACAACCTGAAGAGGAATGGTTAAGGAAAAATGGATGTTGCCCTGACCAGAAGCAGGCAGCGAATAAGCTTCGCCGGATGGTTTTGCTATGTTGTCACCAACCAATCCACCTTCTGCATATCCGTTACCATAAGTGAGCTGATTCAGGAAGCTGAGCATGCCCGGCTTCTTGACCACCGATTGCGGTACCACCCATTCGCCACGGTGAACCACACCAGCCACATCATGCTTGCCGCCGTCACCTGTATAGCCCCCATCAGCAAATCCAAACCAGTCGCTAATCCCCAGGGCTTTCGAACCAGACTTGACGGCATTCAGCATCATCATCTTCGTAATCATCTTGCCAATATCATCAATAACGGACACGGCCAGCGATTTAAAATCTCCTTTACCCTTCGATGCTACATTCCAGAGGGCGGTACCCATGCCGTCCATCGCGTTTATGGCAATATCCCTGACTTGGGTGAACTGATTCTCAGCGTCAACGCGCCAGTCTGTCAGCCCCTTCTTCATACCGTCATACCAGGAACCTTCAACCTGCTTTTTCCGCTCTGCACCGCTACGAACAACGTCCAGTTGCTTTTGTTCTTCGTTTTCCAATAATTCCGTTTGTTTCCGGTACTGCTCGGAGCTGTGATCGGTTATCGTTTTATCCCGCTCTTCGCGGAGCTTTGCGAACCGTTCCTGCACCTGCTGCTCAGCAACCATCTGATCGTAAGCATCAGAGCTCATTGTCATCTGGGCTACGCGATTTGCATATTCCTGCTGTAGCTGAAGCGTTGAACGGTAAAGCTCCTGGTTCTGCTCCTGAATCTGAAGACCAATTTTACGCTGCTGGTTGGCTTTATCCAGGCTGGCGTTAATCTCGAGCTGGTGACGCAGCTCTGTCTCCTGCGCCAGAATACTGCGCTGGCCAGCAGTCAGGATGCGCTTCTCTTTGAGGTCCGCGATTTCCTGATTGAACTGCGCCAGTTTCTTTTCTGACTGAGTCAGCGTCTCGGTCTGTTCGTTCTGGGAGCGTAGCGCGGCCTCTTCCTGCCGAAGCTGATTCAGACGAGTAGTTGCTGCATCGTCGCTGTACGCTTTCTCACGCGTTTTTTTCTGCTCGGCATACATTTTGTCGATGCCGCGCATTGCCTGCGTATATTCAGCCGTACCTTTGGTGAAATTGGCATTAACAAGCGCAACGGCATCAGCTCGCTCTTTTTCACGCGATGCCCCGGCTTTTAGCAGCCCTGAAAGCGTGTTTTCATCCTTCAGACGCTTCGAGATTTCCTCACGCTGCTTTTTCTGCGCCTGATATTGCTTTTCCGCCTCTTCACGCTGCTTGATTGCCGGGTCAGGAGTGGTATCGAGGTCAACGCCTGCACCGGCAGCCATCGCCTGCGCGGTGGCTATGTGCGCGTCTCCCATCGTTTTGAACGCATCTGCGACAAAATCTTTCAGCGATTTCCATGCGCTTTTCAGCCCACCCACGTTCGATTCCTGCTCCTTGAGTTTGGTATCAAGGTCATTCATCGCCGCCTGCTGCAACAATGCCGTTGCTTCAGAGGTTTTACCCTGCCGTTCGAGCGTGACTATCTGGTCTATCATGCTGCCGTTGAGCAAAATCCCCTGGTCGGTCAGTTTTTGAAGCGCCTGTAACGGATCGCCTTTCAGGCTCGATAATAACGACACGAGATCGTCTGAGCTTTGGCCAATTTCCTCCATGCGCGTACCTAGGCTGGCAACCTGCTCCAGCATATTGCCGCCAAAACCCGCTGAAACGGATGCCGTAACCGCTTTAACGGCACGGTCTGAATCACCGAGACTGGAGGTCAAATTTTGGAGATACATTACCGACATAACGGATTGCTGGCCGGACTTCTGTAACGCCTGAGTATATCCTTTAATGACTGCTTCGCTGTTGGAGTAGGCCGAGTAAATAGCAGTAACCGCACCGGCTACGGCAATAACGGCCAGCCCAACTGGACCACCAACCATTGCCATGGCGCCACGCAACAATCCAGCGCTGGCAGCTGCTGCACGCTGACCTAACGAAAGCTCCTGGCTGGCCACGGCCAGCTGACGCGTCGAAGTGGCCAGCTGCTGCTTCCCGGCAGATTCCGCGATATCAGCCGCCAGCACCGTTTTCGTCGCTTCTGCAAGACTGCCTTTTGCCTTCGCTTCAGCAAGATTCGCCTCCTGAATGGTTCTGGCGTTTTTAACGTGTTCGTCTTCATAGCTGACGGCCAGCCCGTACTGCTTATTCACCTCAGCCTGTTTGGCAAAATGCTCATCGAGCGCAAAAGCTCGCTCGCGATCAGCTCGGGCGGCTTCTATGGTTTTTACCGCTATGTTCTGCTTCTCGATAGCTTCAGCACGCAGCTGCCTGGCGTTCTCAATCGAGCCCTGCGCGGCGCTAATTTGAGCCTGAGTAAACTCAATCTGGGCCTGTCGCTGGGATTTCAGGCCCGAAATGCTGTTATCCAGCGCGGTACTCATCCCTTCGCTGAGGGCCGAGACCAGCGCCGTAGTGATTGAACTTCCGGCAACGGTGCTACCAGCAGAAATGTTGGCCAGCAGACCACGCATTTCATCCAGCCCGGTTAGCCGTTTGTCGACCGTTCTGCCGAGTTTATTAAAGTCGGCATCCAGTCCGGTAATCCCCTTGCCCAGTCCCTCAAATGACTGCCGGGTTTTCTGATTATCCGTCTGGACTTTCCTGTTAAATTGCTGAGCGCTGCTGTCCGCCGTTCGCATAGCATCAGCAAACTGCGATTTAAAGCTGGCGGAATTGAGATGCAGCGCGACAGCTAACGACGCAACGTCAGCAGCCATTTCCTAATATCCTGAAGCAGTCAGCGAATTGCTGCTCGCTTTCAGATTGAGCAGCAGTCACCGGAAGAGAGTTAACCGGCGCTGGCGTTTCTGCCTCCGTTTTCAGGAGATCGAAATAGGCCTGCCAGTAGGTCAGTATGTTCGCCGGAAGTGCGGCGATTTTGCGGGGGTCCTTCTCGCCCCATCGGTCCGCCAGCATGAACAGCAGCCTGAGATGGGACGAGTCGGTTAGTTTTTTGTGGCTTCCTCCAGCGTACCGTAAGAATGGCGCTGAACGAGCGTGACCGCGTCGAGAAGATCGGCGTTCGAGTGTGCGGCCATCAGCTGGTCGGCGGTGGGCAGTTCGCTGGCTTTTGGCTTGCTGCCGTCTTCATTGACCAGCGCAGCCAGAAAAAGGTTCACGCCCATCGCGGACAGCTCACGCGACGGAATTTTGGCCTGACGTCCGGCTTCAACTTTGTCGTTATAGTCATCCAGCTCGGCGCTAGTCAGGCGGCGAAGATACACCTTCTGGCCCAGGAGCGTTTTTTCAACGGTGGTATTCAGCGGATTAATGAGGGATTTGTAGTTCATGATTGTTGTCCTGTGTCATTCGTAAAAGCCCCGCTGCCGGAGCGGGGAAAAGGAATTTACTCGTCGCCACCGGCTGGCTGCTCTACGGACCATTTAATGCTGTTCTGCTTACCGTAGACCTCAACCTGAAGCACTTTGCCTTTCGGCGTGTCAACCGACTGAAGGCTCCAGTCAGCCAGCACCAGTTCAACTTCCGAAATGCGCTTATTGGGGAATTTGATGAAGAAAACCACCGTTTTTTTCGCAGCAGCATCGCTCAGCAGCGCTTCCTGGACGGTATCGGATGGATCGTCAATGAAGACAAACGTTTTATCCTCACCCTCGCCCATGTCGGCCATGTATTTCGGCTCTTTGTCGATGAGGCGGGTCACCTCCATAAAGGTACCTTTTTTACCCGTGGCACCAATTGCCATCGCACTCTGAAGAAGCGAGGCGGTGGTGATGGTTGCGCCTTTCTGACCGTAGCGAACCTCTGTTCCCGCAGGAAGCACTGCGTACTCTGAGGGGGATTTGATTTCTGGATCTGCCATATACTTTCTCCTGATTGCTAACGCCCTTCGAGCCCTAGCCGGATTTCTGCGGCAAGCACTTTAAGGATTTTTTGAACGTTGTAGTCCATCGCCGGACGAATGAAGGGGGCGGCAACCTGTTTAACAGTGCCGAACTCCTGCGCCAGCGCTTTCATGTGGTGAATTTTGCTGGGACCCACGCGCAGCGTAACGATGGTGTTATACCGCGAGGTCTCTGCCACGTTGGTGCTGCGGATTTTGATGGAGTCACGCATGTGCGGCCCGATACTTTCTTCATCAAAACCGGCATGCTGCCGCATATCCTGCTCAACGACCGCAAGCGCAGCGCGTCCGGCATCGCGCAGAAGTTTCACCCCGACTTTTTTGTCGATGCTTTCCAGCAGACGATCGAACTCCTTCCCGGTAGGGAACTTAATGTCCATCTGCATGACGTTTACTCCGGAACAGTGAAGATGAAGTCGCGGACCAGCCGGTACTGGACACGGTTGTTTGGAAGCGTGGTTTTTCCCTGCTGTATGCCTCCTCGCTCAACGTACTGAACGGGCTGACCTTCCAGCTGGCCATGAACTATTCTTTTCCATTCAGCCCATAGCGCACCATCGAACTGAAGCAGCGACGTGTACCGGTCGACAATATAAAGCGAAAGCTGTATCCGGACTTCAGACAGCCCGGTCCGCCTCAGCCCGTCACCGACCTGCGGGTCGGAAATACGCTGAAACGTCGCACCTTCCTGCACCGCATCCGGAAGTAACAAAGGATAGGTATCCAGCCCGGTAATCCGCTCAACGGCGGTTTTAATTGCTGACTCGATCATGACGTGAATCTGCCTCTCCGGTGATGATTATCCGATCCGTCAGGCGTTCGACGTTGCGAACGGTATATACCCGGTCCGCTGTCGATACCTTCCAGTCCACATCGACCTCGCGCGGGTATAGCGTAAAAAGGCATGTTTCGACGACCTGCTGCTGGTCCAGCGTCCGGACCTTCCTGCCGGAGACCAGCTCCTTTCTGGACCAGGCCTTTCCGGATACCACCTCACGGGCCGGAAGCGTTTCGCCGAGCGGGCCGCGCCCGGTTTCCATGTAGCTGATTGTTATCCGGCAGTTCAGCTCGCCGGGGCGCAGGGGGTCACTCATACGGTATGCTCCATTAGCGGGAACAGCAGGTATTCAACGCCCAAATCGGACGGCGAACCTTCTGCCGTACCAGTGGGATTCAGATACCACTGCGAGACCATCATCTTTGCGGCCAGCTTGATATCTTCATCAATGATGTAGCCCGTCTCGCCGTCAGCCAGCGCGTCAAGCTGGGTCTGGTTCTTGACAAGCTTGCAGTAGTAGCTGCGTTCGATGCTGCGCTGAGCCGCGTCAATCAGGCTTGTCAGCAGACTATCGTGCTCATCAAAATCCAGTTCAAGACGCAGCTGGGTCTTAGCTTCAGCCAATGTCAGTATCATGCGCGTCATCGTCCTTTTTCGGTTCAAGGGCGCTTTTTGCGTCTTTTGCCCACACGGCGATATTTCGGTCCACCATATCCTGCGCGACGGCGCTGTCAAAGCAGGCCACATCGCCACGGCTGTAACGGCTGAACGGGCCAAGGAATGTCACCGCAACCCGTCCGGTTTGTGCCGATGCGACTTTTGCAGTCAGTTTTGACATACGTTCCTCTGGAGTTTCGTCCTGTTTTGTATTACCTGCTGAATCAGTAACGTCACCATCCGGACCTGGTTCGGTACCATCGCTACCGGCATCGCCTGTAGAACTGGCGTTAACGTCTGGTGCGGGTGCCGTAGCGTCAGCCGTTGCTGCGGTCGTTACCGCTGGCTCTGCTTTTGCATCGGTAGAGGTATCGTCTTTTGGGGTGTTTTTGGTTTTAGTGGCCATAATTTTTACCTGTAAAAAAGCCCGCTCAGGGCGGGCTGTTAATCACGATTGTCGGAATCTTACCAGGTAACGCCGGTACCCAGCGCCAGGCCTTCGATATGGCGGAAGCCGATATCGTGCTCCATGATGACGCGGATCAGGGACTGGTTACGCGCGAACGCGGAAACGGTGTTCCCGTCTGCATCGATGTAGGTCGCCTCGCGTGAGAAATCGACAACCATTGCGCCGTCTTCAGCAATCAGGACATCATTGAAGTCCGCAAAGTAAATCTCCGACTCCTTGCCGCCTGTACCCAGGTTCGCCGGAATAGCCGAGGTGCGCTCAATCGGATAGCCTTTCAGGTTACCCACTGCCATTTCCGGATACACCTTGTTGCCGTTCCCGTCGCGCAGGCCAAACAGCTTCATGTAGGTGCGGTTGGACATACCCCAGCCGCACTTCAGCATGTTGCTGTTACCGTCCATCGCCATGAGGATCAGCGCATCAAGGTAGGTATCGATGGTCTGCAGGTTCACTTCTTCGTCCGCCACCCATGGGAGCGTGCGGCTACCAGCTGTAGCTACCGCTTTCATCCCTTTCGGGGTATCGTTGGTGCCGTCATCACGGAGGAACGCCTTATCTTCTCGGGTGGAAATGCCGCTGATGATGTCGCCTAAAATCAGTTGTTCGACGTTGAAGCCGCCTCGACCAATCAGCTGGTTGGAAATTGGCACCATGGTGATCAGCGTTTTGGCGTTCAGTTTGACATCATCGAAGCTCGCACCGCTCGCCTTCACATCCTTGCCTTCACCGACATAGCTTGCCGTTGAGCCGCTGGCCAGTCGCGGGAGCGCCAGGTTACCGTTCGGCAGTGGAACAGTTCGTGCCCCGAGTTTACGCACGATGGTGCGGTCACGCAGGAGTTCGATCACCTCGTTCTGCATGTTCTGCGGAACGAGCGCGCCGCCTGAATTTGCTGCGGTCGTGATAGCCATCGACAGCCCCTGATCGTTCAGGTCTTCCGCAGCGAACGCAGCGGCCTGCTGCAGGTCGCCCTTACCCGCCGCGATGGCCATCACCATGCGGGTCATGCCTGCGCCTTTGTACTGAGCCGGTTCGGCTTTCACCTGCACAGCCGGTGCGTTCCGACTGTTCTGCACAGCCTTCACCGGAACCGCCGTGGTGGCGGCAAGACGTTCTGCCGCTTCCAGACGCTCGATGGATGCTGAAAGCTCATCAAACTGAGCCTGCAGGCCACTGAATTGCTCCAGCTGCTCAGCGCTCAGCGTACCGCCATTAAGTTCAATCTGTGCAAGGGCCTGAACCTGATTGTTAATACCCGCACGCTGGCGACGCAGTTCTTCGATTTTGTTCATCGTTTTTCTCTCTTTTACGCATAAAAAAAGCAGCCATCTGGCTGCTTACGGTGACGCTTCGCGTCGGGTTACATACGGGCCTGCTGATCCATTACAGCGGCACGTAACTGGATACTTGATTTCTGAGGGGAGGGCTTGTATTTCGCGGCAATCGCATTGATGGCTGACTGAGGATCGGACATCTCATCAGCCAGCCCTGACGCGATGGCGTTCTGCCCGAAATACAGCGCGGCCTGGGTGCCAATAACGGCGTCAATATCAATACCGCGATACTGCGCAACGGAGGACGTAAACGTCTGGTAGGCGCCGTCAATCATCGCCTGTATCTGAGCTGTGGCCAGCTCCGTCAGCGGCTCATGCGGTGAGCCGTTGTTCTTGTTATCACCGCGCGAAAACGTGGTAAATTTCAGACCCACGCTCTCCTCCCATTTCGACGCTTCCATGTGCTCGAGGATGACCCCGATAGAGCCCACGCCGCTGGTTTCGCTGACGATGATTTTGGTACAGGCCGACGCGATAAAGTACGCCGCAGAAAACGCGCTGAAGTTCACGATGGCCGTGATGGGTTTCACGCCTCGCGACTGATAGATATAGTCCGCCAGCTCCTTGCAGCCCGATACCGCGCCGCCTCCAGAGTTAATATCGAGCACGATTTCTTTAATGTCCGGGTCGTTCAGCAAAGCTGCCAGCTGGCCGCGAATGCGCTCGTAGCTATTCAGCTCCGTACACATATTCACGATCTGGCCACGCCGTGGTACCAGGATGCCGTGGATCGGAATAACACCAACTCCGCCGCCTCTTTGCTGCGGTTCGTTTGTCTCCTGCTGCTCATCCGGCCCCAGAGCCATTTCCAGCGGAGCCACATTCATGCCTTGCAGACGCGGAACCAGGATCGACTTCACCGAATCCATAATTTGCCGCGTCGCGTAGTGAGGCACCCCAAACACCTGGTCAGCCAGGTGAGGCAGGTTGATTAATTTCGACATTGTTTATACCTGTGAGAGCCTGATAATCAGGTTTATGCAGTTCGTTGCAGGATTGCGCTGATTTCACTTATCTGCGCGGGAGTGGCTTTATCCAGCCCGTGAACGGTGCTGGTATCGACCATATTCAGCGGCGTAAGATACGTGTCGCCACCCTCTACCGGCGCCATATTCTCCATACGCCGGATATCGTTTACCGACAGCCAGCCCCACTGGCGGCCCAGCGCGTAGGATTCATAACGCGATTTCTGATCACCGCGAAGCAGTGACGACACGTTGAACTCGATGTAAAAGTCACGCCGCTCGCTGGGCAACAACAAATCACGCATCATCGCTGCTTCATGGCGCTTCAGCCAGGCCAGCAGCGTATACATGACATACTGCAACCCCTGATGCTCAATATTGTTGTTGGTCGATTTATCGAGAAGCTGAATCATGTGTGGCGGGATTTTGTAGAGCCTGCACACTTCGTTTACGGTCCACTGGCGCGACTGAAGCAACTGCGCTTTTTCATTGTCCTGGGACAGCTGCTTATAGCTCATTCCCTCCTGAAGTAACGCCACGCTGAACGCGTTCCGCACGCCGGAATAGCGGTCCGTCCATTTGGCCAGCAGTTTGTCGATTGCAGCCTGGCTTTTGATCGCTCCAGCCTCTTTGGGGCGCTCAATAACGCCGGACATCGTAGTGCCACGGGCGAACACCTGAGCGGCGTGCTGCTCAACCGCCATACCCAGTCCGAGAACGTCCGCATTCGTCTGAATTGGTGAGGTGCCGATGTAACCGTCGAGCGAGAAATACTTGATGTGATGCATCATGCGCATCGGCACTGTTTCACCAAGATCTGGCAGCTCGTAATACGGCATCCCGTCTGGTCCTTTCAGGACGATGACTTTATTGGGGTTAATCGGGATCAGTTCAGCGATATCACCGTTACCGTGCCGGTCAATCAGGGAATAGCTGTTACCTTCAAGTCCCAGCACGCCCTGCTGCTGTTCGTAATACTCAAAGCTCGTGTCCTTTCTGTTCGGCTGCGAATGAATCACATCGTACAGCGGGTGATCCGTTGCCCTGCGTCGACCGCCTTTTTCGTCACGCTGGTAAAGCTCACATGGCAGCTGGGCGATGGATTCAGCAAGGAGTGTCACGCAGGCGCGAATGGCCCCGATACCCATTGCCGTTTCCGGCGTCACCAGCATGCCCGATGAACTCTTGCTGGCGCTGACACTACCGAGAACAGTTGTCCAGTTACTTCCTCCAGGACGCGGCTTACTCCGGAAGAACTGAGGAATAAACATCAGTTACCCCCTGGTGAATCATTCGTTGGTGCAGCGGCTCTGGCAGCAAAATAGGATGCCAGCAGGCAAAACATGCCTGCCGCAATAAAGCCTGCGGGTGGATACACCATCCACGCGCCAACTGAGATAAGCGCCGCGCCGAACAAGCCGATCATAAATGTAATAATTGCCGTTAACATGCGACGTCTTCCTCATCATAAACGGATTGATTGCTGGCCCGACCGTTCAGCATTGCGCGGCCTATTGCCATAAACAGCGCTGTCGCGCCGTCAATTTTTGACTGTTTGTCGCCCTTTGTAGGCCGGACGATATCGTCGCTACCGGGTACATTTTTTCCGATAACGTTGCTGATACACCATGACAGGACCGGGTTCCCGTCATGATGGAAACGTCCGCCAGCGAGCGCCGCTTCCAGCTCCTTCATAGGGGGCGACATATTGGTGTAATCCTGCCGGATAGAAATGGGCTCGAAACCGTGATCCTGCAACTCATGACTGAGAGCCGTGGCGCCACTTGGGTCGATGGGGATTTCGCTGATGCGGACCTTATCAATTTCCTGAAGGTCGATAATGCTGGCCAGGATTTCGCGATAATCCGCTTCTGCCCCGTCTGTCGCTTCAAGCACCCCCATTTCGACGAACTTCACATACCGGTCTGCGGTTTTGGCTATTTTCGGGTCCGTGCTTCTGACCGTGTCTTCCGGAACCCAAAATTTCGGCCTGATGCAGTAGTAGTGTTTTTTACCTTCAATTTCGCGGACGAAAACCCCGACACCGGCGTTAAGATCCAGGCGCTGGGCAAGGTCCAGGCCGAGATAATAATCTTCGCCAGCAAAGTCTTCGTAGCGCAGGGATTTATCGGCTGCTGCATGCCATTGCGTCATGTTGTAGAACGCAGATTTACCCGATACCCAGATATTGAGACGCTTCGTCTTAAAAGCGTTTACCTTGCGGGGAACCTGTTTTGCTACCTCCATTTCAGCCAGCAGATCGTCATACGATATAGACACGTCGAGGTTCGGGTTCGCTTTGATGAAGTTGGTCGGGTCGGTCCAGTCGTCCCCTTCATCGAGCTCGTAAATCAGGCCAAACAGGCGTTCGTTAGGAACGTGTCCGTTGAGCATCTCCTTGACCTGTTTATCCTTGTCATAACATGGCGATTCCAGCGACGTTCCCGCCGTGGTGATGATTAGCGTCAGAGGCTGCGAACGCGCGCCCATACCCAACGTCATGGCTTCATACATGTGATCCGTATCATGCTCATGATATTCATCAATGATCGCGCAGTGAGGACTATCGCCGTCGCCAGGCTTACCGGCGATAGGAGCGAACAGCGAACCATCAGGGCGGGTCAGACTGTCAACCCATACCGAAATATTGAATTTTGAGCGAAGCGACGGAAGGCGGTCTGCCATTTGCCTGGCTGGGGTGAATACCTTTTTAGCCTGCGCCATCGTGGTGGCCCCGCAGTACACTTCCGCGCTGTTTTCACCATCAGCGCAGAACATGTACGTGCCTATGCCTGCCGCGAAAAACGATTTACCGTTCTTCCTGGCCACCCGGATATACGCTTCGCGAAATCGGCGCTTTTTGGTCTTTTTCGTGACCCAGCCGAAAATTGAGCTGAATGCAAACGCCTGCCAGGGTTTCAGCTTCAGTTTTTGACCAGCTAAATCACCGCTGGAATGCGGTAAAAGCTGAACGAAACGGCAGGCGCGTTCCGCCAGTTCACGGTCGAACCGGTAGGGGTAATCCTTATCGAGAGAAATTTTCAGATCATTAAAATGGCGCTGGCATGCCAGCTGGATGCTCTTACAGGCGAGTATTTTTCCGTTCAGCACATCCCGCGCATACTGGTTCGCCATATTGACGTTCGGGTACGCGGCCATAATATGTCCCTAAAACTTGGGACCATCGCCCCAATCAAAATTCGTCAAATTCGTTTTCGGCTTTACCTCCACCAAGTGGAGGTCGCTTTACCATCCGGCTGTTTGGATCAAGTTTCAGAACAACGCTCAGCCGAATAAGCTGGGAGATGTATTTGTCGCGAGCCTTAACTGCTGCGCCCATTTTCTGCCCACCGGCAGCTGTCTCGTCGCCGAGCCCATCGTTTTTAATTTCTTGATTGGCATCGAACAGGAGCTGAACGGTGTTGCAATATTCCATCAGCAGATAGCAGTCCTCCATTTCGAACGTGCCTCGGTCGATCATAATGCGGCATGTACGACGCCAGGCATCGACTGCCATGTCACCGAGTAATTCATCGGGAGGCGTGACCGCGCGAGTAACAGAACTGACCTGTGATCCAGTGTTGCCAGATTTCCTTCCCCCACCGGGTGATCGCATTCCTGTTCCCATACTCAACACCTGAAAAAATGCAGCAAAAAAAAGTTTTTATTTCACACGCGCAAAAAACTACCGGGAGCGGCAGTCCTTAAAAGCGAAAGGGGTTGAGGATTTGCCCCCCCCTCCCCATGCGCTGACCGGCCGAGTTTCACCGGAGACGCTCCCTTGCAGTCTTGGCTCTATGGCATGGCCAGCACAACGCCTCCAGATTGAAATCATCGTCCGTTCCTCCGTGAGCCTTGGCGAGGATATGGTCGACGGTACTCGCTTGGGTTGCTATACCAGCACGTCGACACTCCTGGCAGATGTGTTTATCTCGCTTGAGAATACGTGCACGCCTGACTTCCCAGGGACGCCCGTATCCACGATCTTGTCGGCTTTTACCGTTCTGATAGTTGCGCCATCCCTCACTGGCATGCTGCTGCCGATGTTCATCGCAGTAGCCGCTTGAGTCATTCGTCAGCGCGGCACAGCCTTTGTGCCTCCATGGCCTTTTGATGCGTGGAGGCATACCTAGAGACCAACCTTATGTTGAAGATTATTTATTTTATCGACTCCTGAGAGACTCGAATTATCCGCCAGTGAGGATAAATATTGATTTATCCTTAGTAAGGGATAAATATTGATTTATCCTTAGTAAGGGATAAGACAAAGTAAGGAGAACAAAAGAAGAAGAGGTTGCAGTATGAACCTCATAAATAGCGAGAGTCCGCGAGGTCGCCGCCCCGTAGTATGCCGAATCCAGCCAAAGGACCCGGCAAAAGTTGTAACCATCATTCAACTATGCTTTGGGCATATCTTGAGTGCTTTAGAAGTGTTCTTTCATTATCCTTTGTGCTTTTCGTTCCATATTCTTCAAATATATGTGAGCCCTTAAACGATTCATTTGGTTAATACTAAGGGTAATTGTATCACTTGGGTTCCAGTCGTCCCTCTGCGGAACTTTGAAATGCGATCTTAATTCTTTGACAATATTCGCCGCCTTCAAACCAATTGCCGCATATTCTCTTCGCCGCATTGTAAAATAATCTTCCATTCTGTCTGGACCAAATTCAGGATGATTCGTGAATTCTCTCAAACTCTCTTTTGTTTTTGCTATCTCAATATTGATACCTTGTAACCTATAGAGCATCATAGGTTCGAGATATTTTTGGTCTCCTTTAACCGAAGACAAGTCAAATTCTGGTTCCTTAGTTTGTGGGCTATAATCATTTTCATTCGGTGGGGGGTAGAATTGATCATAACCCATATCCCATGACACTTCCCCACACTTGAATACAAAATCATCAAGCAAATATATAAGTTGTACTACAATATAATT